AAAATACCATTTTATTACACAGAAAAAAAGAATCAAACACTTTATATACTATTAATGCTTTAAATACTTTAATTAAAGAACTAAACAACGGTATGTTAGACAACCAGTTTAAAGTAAATTGGAATGATTATCAAAATAGTATATTGTTAACTCAAGGTCCTGACCTTCGTATTTTAAATACAAAAATTTACAAGATTATTAATATATAATTGGCTTTTAGTCTTTTATTTGTTATATTAGTAGAGAAATAATAAAATTGTTATGGATATTAATCAAATCAAAAATCGCTTGAATTCCCTTCAAAACAAGAAAGGGGGCTCTCAAAACAAAGAAGAAAGAGCAAAAAACTTTTGGAAACCTGCTGTAGGTAAACAAATTATTCGTGTCGTTCCTAGTAAGTTTGACAAATCAAATCCTTTTAAAGAAGTTTATTTTCACTATGGTGTAGCTAATCGTTCAATGATTGCTTTAACTAACTTTGGTGAAAAAGATCCTATCGTAGAATTTGCAAGTCAACTTCGCAAGTCATCAGAAAAGGAAAATTGGCAATTAGCTAAAAAAATCGAACCTAAAATGCGAGTATTTGCTCCAGTCATTGTTAGGGGTGAAGAAGAAAAAGGTGTTCGTTTATGGGAATTTGGTAAAGAAACTTACCTTGAATTGTTGAGCATGGTTGCTGACGAAGACATCGGAGATTTTTCTGACATCTATGAAGGTCGTGATTTGACTATTGAAACTGTAGGACCTGAAGTAACTGGTACTAAGTACAATAAGTCAACAGTACGTCCTCGTACTAAAATTACTCCTTTGAGTGACAACAGTGCACAAGCTAAAATGTGGATGAGTGAACAACCTGAAATTTTGGCTCTATACAAAAAGTATGAGTATGATGAAATGAAAGGTATTTTGTTGACTTGGTTGAATCCCGAAGCTGACGTAGAAGAATCAGAAACAGAAGAAGTTGAACAACCAGTAACTCCAGTAGTTACAAGTTATTCAACTCCTGTTAAGAAAAAGTCTTCGTTTAATGAAGATGAGTTTGATGCTTTGTTTACTGACGCTAAAGCTCCATCTAAATTTGATGATGAAGACAACGATTTACCTTTCTAATCTGTAAAAAATGGCTAAGAAAAAACTAACAGAAGCTATTTCTGGTGCTGTCAAAGGAAACTTTAACCTTGAATCGTTTAAAAAATCAAAAAACTTGAGTAACAATCAAGTGACATTTAAAGATCAACGTTGGATTCCACTTTCAGCAGCATTCCAAGACGTTCTTTCATTACCCGGTATTCCTATGGGCCACATAACTTTGTTACGTGGTCATAGTGATACTGGTAAAACAACAGCTTTAATTGAAGCAGCTGTATCAGCCCAAAAAATGGGTGTATTACCTGTGTTTATTATTACTGAAATGAAATGGAACTGGGATCATGCTCGTCAAATGGGCTTTCAAATGGAAGAAGTAGTAGACGAAGAAACTGGAGAAATAGTAGATTACACAGGTAATTTTATTTACGTAGACAGAAGTTCACTTAATACTATTGAAGATGTAGCTAGTTTTATTGCTGATTTGTTAGATGAACAGGCTAAAGGAAGATTACCACACGATTTGTTATTTTTATGGGACTCAGTTGGTTCAATACCTTGTTTAATGAGTATTGAAAAAAATTCAAATAACCCTCAGTGGAATGCTGGTGCAATGAGTCAACAATTTGGTAACTTTATTAACCAAAAAATCATTTTGTCAAGAAAATCTAATACACCATACACAAATACAATGGTAGTAGTAAATAAAATATGGGTATCACCAGCAGAAACTCCAATGTCTCAACCTCGTATGAGAAATAAAGGTGGTGATACAATGTTTTTTGACTCAAGTTTGATTGTAACATTTGGAAACATTACAAACAGTGGAACAAGCAAGTTGAAAGCTACTAAAAATGGTAAAGACGTTGAGTTTGCTAAACGTACTCGTATTATGTGTGATAAAAATCACGTTACTGGTGTAACTACTAAAGGAACAACTGTAATAACAGTACATGGTTTTATTGACGATGATCCAAAGGCAATAGATCAATATAAAAAAGAACACAAAGACGAGTGGCTAACAATATTAGGAGCAGGTGACTTTGAAATTAAAGAAGATCTATCTGAGTGGGATGAAAGTAGAAATGGTATTTTAGCCGTAAACGATGGAGAATAATATTGATCCAGATTTTCAAGCGATAATAAATAAACTTAGTAAAGCAAGACAGGACAATAGTCCTGTTTTGCAACCTAAGGTACTTATTATTGATGCAATGAACACATTTTTACGTTCATTTGCTATTATTAACCACATAAATCCTAAAGGCAACCACATTGGAGGTCTTACTGGTTTCTTAAAATCAGTAGGTTATGCTATAAAACACACTAATCCTACAAGAGTTATTATTGCTTTTGAAGGTGAAGGTTCAACTCTCAACAAGAAAAACTTGTATCCTGATTATAAAGGAACTCGTAAACTAAAACGAATCACTAACTTTGATGGATTTTCAAGCCAAGAAGATGAGTCAGAATCAATAGAAAACCAGTTGTTAAGACTCGTGGAATACTTACAATGTCTTCCTTTAGATATGTGTGCTGTTGACAGAGCAGAAGCAGACGATACAATGGCTTATCTTGCCACGAAATTTGCACCTACTCACGATGTAGTAATTATGTCTTCAGATCAAGACTTTTTACAGTTAGTAAGTCCAAAAATTACAGTTTACTCACCTACTAAAAAGAAGTTTTATGATCCTAATAAAATAAAAGAAGAATATGGTGTTCCACCTCAAAACTATCTTCAAGTAAAAATCTTATTAGGTGACTCAAGTGATAATATTCCTGGTGTTCCTAAGTTAGGCCCTAAAAAACTCATTAAAAACTTTCCAGAATTACAAGAATCTACTGTAGTTAGTCTAAAAGACATTTTAGAAAAAAGTAATAACACTAAAGGAACTATGTATGAAAGTGTTAGTATGTTTCAACATCAATTAAAAATTAATGAAAAATTAATGGATCTACATAATCCTAATTTGTCTAGTATGATGATTTTAGAATTGGAGGATTTAATTTCTCAACCTAAAAGTACTATGGACAAAAGTAAGTTTCTTACTATGTACCAACAAGATCTATTAGGTAATAGTATTCCAAATGTAGAAAATTGGTTAGTAAATGTTTTTACTCACCTTATGGTTTCTAAAAAATAAGTTATTATATTATAAAAAAGTTATGGTTTCATTCAATAAGTTATCGCAGTACGGATTACCTTTTCAACTCAAGGTAATCAACCAACTCTTGACAAACAAAGAGTTCTTACTAAATATTAGAGATACAATTCAAGAAGAGTATTTTGATAATTCTTCTTTACAATGGATTGTAACAAGAACATTAAAATATTTTGATCATTACCATACAAGTCCTACTTTAGAAGCTTTACAAATTGAAGTAAAAAAGTTAGACAATGACTTGTTAAAAACTAATGTTATTGAACAATTACGTGAATCTTACAGAATAGAAAACAGTGATGTAGAGTATGTAAGAGAAGAATTTAGTAATTTTTGTAAAAACCAACAACTTAAAAAAGCACTGCTTACTAGTGTAGATCTACTCAATTCAGGAATGTACGATGACATTAGATCTTTAATTGACAGTGCTTTAAAAGCAGGAATGGACAAAAACATCGGTCACGAATACAGTAAAGATGTAGAGTCCAGATACAGACCAGATGCTAGACAAATTGTTCCCACACCTTGGGAAGACATCAATAAACTTCTTATGGGAGGTTTAGGAGGTGGAGATTTAGGTCTAGTATTTGGTAATCCTGGTGGTGGTAAGAGTTGGATGATGGTAGCTGTAGCAGGACATGCCGTAAAATTAGGTTTTAATGTTGTATATTACACATTAGAATTAGGCGAAGTTTATGTAGGAAAACGATTTGATGCATTTTTTGTTAATGAACCGGTAAACCAAATTCACTTACACAGAAAAAAGACTGAAACTGAAATTAATAGATTAGAAGGTAAGTTAGTAGTAAAAGAGTTTAGTATGGGAAAAGCAACAATTCAAACTTTAGAATCCCACATTCAAAAACTTAATGATATGGACTTAAAACCAGACTTAATTATTATTGATTATATTGATTTATTGAGATCTCCAAAAAGAAGTTCTGACAGAAAAGATGAAATTGATGATGTTTATGTAGCTACAAAAGGTCTAGCAAGAGACTTAAACATTCCTATTTGGAGTGTAAGTCAGGTAAACAGAGCTGGAGCTCAAGATGACATTATTCAAGGTGACAAAGCAGCAGGTAGTTATGATAAAATCATGATTTCAGATTTTTGTTTGTCTTTATCAAGAAAAAAAGAAGATAAAGTAAATGGAACTGGAAGACTTCACGTAATGAAAAATCGTTATGGAATGGATGGTCTTACTTACAATGCTAAAGTAGACACAACCACGGGACACATTGATTTAGATGACAACAATGAAGGAGTAGATATTGCACCAACCAAAACTTTTAATCAGTCTACCAAACCAAATGACTGGGATAATTCAGACATTCAAAAACTTAGAAACAAACTTTCAGACTTCTCAGATTCAATTTAATTTAAAGATATTTATTGACCCAAAAATAAGATTATGAACACATCACAAAG